GCCGATAAAGGCAAGGGAGGCGGGCATCAGCAGCGGGCGGCCGTTGTCGTCCTTCAGCGCGTCCAGATAATTGAACCCGTCCTGATTGACGATGATGGTGGAAAGCACGCTGATGGCGGGGTCAAGCTCCACGTTCAGCACCTTCTTGATGGCAGCCAGCGCGTCGTCCGTTTTTGCCACAGCGCCCGCGGTCAGCTTCTCCAGCTGTGCCTTCAGAATGCCATTGTTGGTAATGGTGTATTTCCGCGCATAGTAGCGGGAAATATACGCGAACAGGTTCGCCACCTCATCGTTCGCCAGCTCATTGGATACCTGAAGCCAATCGCCGTAGGTGTCCAGCGTGTACGTTACCTTTTTGAAAGTCGGTTCTTCGCCGCTGCCGGTGATGTTTGTGCCCTCGCCGGTCAGCTTGGTCATGCCCTTAGTGGGGTCGGTGGCAACCACGCGCCAGCCGCTGTTCGTGGTGGTGCTTTCCACGTTGAAAAGCTCTTCCAGCGGGTCAAGGGCGCGGCTGTATTCACGGATGCTGCGGTCGATGTCCTCCGGCACAAGGAAGCCGCCATCCTCGCCCGCAGGGTCGCCGCCCGCGATGGTCAGCGCATCATAAAGCACCTTGTGCTTGTCCGCAAACAGGTCGCGTCCGGGCTTTGCGCCGGTGCGAATCGCGTGCGCGAAGGCGTTGGCATATTCGCGGCTTGCCAGCATGTCGTGCAGGCTGCGCTCCTGCGCCGGGCTGCCGCTGCCCTGCGGCGCGGTCAGATTGCCGCGCTCCGCGTCCTCCTGCGTGGTGTACGCCAGCCGCAGCGCCGCCATGCGGTTATTCATGTCGCGCAGGGCATTCTGCTGGCGCTCGATGTCCTGCATGTCGTGGGTGTTGTCCGCAGCATCCGCCATCAGGCGGTCGGCAGCGGCGCGGATGTTGCGCCCCAGCGCATTGATTTCGTTCATCATTTCAGCCAGAGTCATGTTCGTTGTCCTCCTTCTTTCTTTTCAGGGAAAAATAAAAACGACCACGTGGTCGCTTTTGGCTTATCGAATGGTTTCGCCGATGATCTTCGCCCGGCGAATGATTTCTGCCCGGCGGTTCAGCTCGGCAAGGCTGGGCTGCACCCGTGCAAGCGCCGCGGCCCTGCCGTGCTGCTTGCCTTGCATCATCACGCTGGCGGCGGGCTGCTTCTCTTTTTCGCCGTCGCCGTCCTCTTGGTACAAGATGCCGTCCGCAAAGCCCAAATCAACGCATTTCTGCGCGCTCATGTAGGTTTCAGCGTCCAGCATGGCGGCGATTTCGTCCCGGCTCCTGCCGGTTTTGGCGGTGTAGGCTGCCAGCAGCCCCTCGGTGATTTCGTCCAGTACGTCGGCCTCCTTGCGGTGGTCGGCGCTGTTGCCCGCCGTCATGCTCCACGGGTTGTGAATCATCATGTACGCCACCGGCGACATGAGTACTTCATCCCCGGCCATCGCCACCAGCGAAGCCGCGCTTGCCGCGATGCCCGTCACCTTCACCGTCACCTTGCCCTGCGTGTGTTCCCGCAGCGCCGTGTACAGCTCCGCAGCAGCAAACACGTCGCCGCCCGGCGAATTGATGTAGACCGTGATGTCCTTGCAGGTTGCCAGCCGGTTGCGGAAGCTCCGCGCCACCACCTGCCCGCCGCTGCCCCACCAGTCGCTTTCCGTCACGATTTCGCCGTCCAGCTGGATCGTGCCGTTGCCCGTGGCATCGTCACGGGTGAAGTTCCAGAATGTACTCATGCGTTCCCTCCTTCGTCACTTTGGGCGATGGAACCCGTCAGCAGCAGCTCCGGGTGCTCCACCATGATGCGCAGCGGGATGATGTCGCGTGCGCACATCAATTCGTCCCCATTCGGATCGGGCGGCAGCCCTTCTCGCTCGCGCACCTCGTTCATCCGCATCCATCCGCCGCGGATCGCCATTTGGTACTTGTTCGCCATCGCCACCATGTCGGCGCGGATCAGGCTGTCCGTATCGAAGCGGAAGCGGTAGCCCACCTTGTAGTCCGCGTCGCTCAGCAGCTTGCGGTTCAGCTCATCCTCCCATTGCTGCACAATCGGGATAATGGTCAGCTGCAAAAACTCCTGCATCTGCTGCTCTGCTGTGCTGAAGCTCGTGTCGCTGTAATCGCCCAGCATGTGCGGCGGCAGATTGTAGACCGTGGCGACGCGGTTGCGCGTGATGCGCTCCACATCCATCAGCTGCGCGTCTACGGGTGATTGATTGAAGGTCGTCGCCTTGATGCCGCCTTCCAGCACAAGCACCCGCTGCCCGCTGCTTTCGTAGGCATCCAGAAAATCAGCCACGATTTGTGCCTTGCGCGTTTCGTCCAGCGCCTGCCCCGGCACTTCCAGCATCACGCCGTGGTTGATGCCGTCCAGCTGGTTCAGGCTGATTTCCTTCACCTCTGCGTCGTAGTCCAGGCTGCCGCGCAGCACGTCCAGCGGTCGGATGCCGCTGATGCCGTTGGCGCTCATGTGCTTCAGCGCCAGCACCATATAGCCCGGTATCGGGTACGTCTTGCCCTCCAGCGTGATGTCATACCAGATTTCCCGGCTGTCCCTCTCAATCAGTGGGCGCACCCGCGTCGGGTCAAGTACGTCCAATCGCGTGATTTCGCCCAGCCCGTCCCGGATAATCAGCGCATACGCCATGCCCTCCGTGTTGCGAAAGGCTTCCATCGTTTGCTTGAAGATGTAGGCGCTCATGCTGGGGTTTGGCGATAGGTTCAGCAGCTTTTCCAGTGGGTGTGTGTCCTGCCGTTCCCGTCCCTTGTAGACGTGTACTGGGATGCTCGCCACGGTGTTGGCAATGCGCGTCACCGCCGCATAGATGGCTTCATGCCCTTGCAGCGTCACGTCTGCCCGCGGGCGCGTGATGCTTGTCACCTTGCCGCGGTCGAACACGCGCACGCGGGGCTTGTCCCTCGCCTTGTTCTCGTTGCGGAAACGGCTGAAAAGTCCCATGCCTTAATAGCCCCCTCTCATTCTTCTGCCCCTTGCCCGGCTGCTGTCCAGCCGGATGGAATAAACCGCTGGCGGCGCTGCCGGAACGCCGCCCGGATTCTGCTGCATCTGGATGCAGTGCGCGTCCAGCCACGCCATGAAGCCGTCGATTTTGCGATAGCGGTTGTTTTTCGTCGGCATCCAGTTCGCCTTGTCGGTGTGCTGGCGCTGCGCACTGATGCGCACATTTTCGGTGTACCAGCGCAGCATCGGGTCGCCGTTGGAGACGATGCGCCCGCCCAGCAGCAGCTCCTTCACGTCCTTCATCGGGTCGTTGAGCGTTAGCGGCCCCTGCCGGACAATCTGGCAGTTGAAGCCCTTCATTTCAAGCATCTGCCGCAGTTTCACCGCGTTCGCCGGGTCGTAGCCGATGGCGGTGATTTCGTACTTTTCCGCCTGTGCGCAGAACCACTGATAAACATCGTCCTGGCTGATGTACTCGCCCTCGACAATGGTCAGCAGCCCCCGCATGGCCATCCCGTAGTAGTCGATTTTCTCCTGATCCATTTCTACCTTTCGGCGCGGCACCCAGCTGTGCAGCAGCACATAAAAACGCCCGTCGTCCAGCGGAAATTCCAGCGCGGCGGCGGTGAAGTCCTCCCGGCTGGATAGGTCGAAGCCGCCGAAGCAGCGCCGCCCCAGCAGATTTTCCTCCGGGATGGTTGCCAGATTTCGCGGCATCACGTCCGGCGATATAAACGCCATGTCGTCCGCCTGCACCATGATGTTGAGCTGCTTGCAAATGAAGTCCGCCCGTTCTCGCGGCACCTTCTTCGCCCGCTCCCAGCTGTCCAGCAGGTCGCGCATGTGCAGCACAACGCCCAAACCGGGGTTCGCCTTTACCCAGCAGCTGGTGTCCTCGATGTCGTCCCTGGCATCCAGCTCCGCGATATACGAAAAAAGCCGGTCGGCTACCTCCGGCTTGATCTTGCCCGGTATCAGCACATCGGAAAAAAGCCCGTAGTAGTCCGCCAGCGGCCCGTCCGTCACATACCCCATGGTGGTGATGTACAAGATGAGCGGCTGGCGGCGCTTCACGTTCTTGCGCTTGATGATGTTGATAAGCTTGTAGTCTCGAAATTCGTGGATTTCATCAAAAATAGCCATGTGCGGGTTCAAGCCGTCCAGCCGCTTGCTGTCGCTGGCGCGGTGGCGGATGCTGGCGCTCATCGCGTCATAGTATACGCCGTCGCGCAGTGTGCGGAAGCGCTTTGCCAGCGGCTTGCTGGCGCGAATCTGCCCCAGACACTCGTTGAAAACGATGCCCGCTTGGTCTTTGCTGTTTGCCAACAGGTAAATATCTGCGCCGCGCTCGCCATCCTTGCAAGCGCCAAAGGTCGCGTTGCCCGCCATCAGCGTGCTTTTGCCGTTGCCGGTGCCAACCAAAATCAGGGCTTCGCGGAATCTGCGCAGCCCTGTCCTCTTGTCTACCCAGCCGTAGAGGTTGCACTCAATGAAGCATTGCCACGGCATCAGCTCCAGCCGATCGTAGTCGCCCTTGGTGGGTACCAAAAAGCGCTCCATGAAGCCCACAGGCCGTGCGGCAAGGGCTTCATCGAAGCGCCACGGGTAATCCGGGTTGTTCTGCTTTTCAAGTTCGTCCAGAAAACGGCGGCAGGCCAGACGAACCTTTTCGCCAACTACAATGCGCCCCGCTGTTGCGTCCCGCGCATAGCCGTAGCACCGCGCCAGTACGCCGGACAGGTCGGGGCTGCGCTCAGTAGGTGGCGAAATCGTCGTCAAGGTCTAAAGCCGCCGCCTTCCTGCTCGTGGGTGTCAACCGCAGTTCCGCAAGGGTTTTCCGCTGCTGATCGCAGTAGGCCCGCAGCTGCGGCACGCTCTTGTTGTCCTGCCAGTACTTCTGCCGCCCGTTGGTGTACTCGCGTCCAATGCCCCGCGCCTTGATGTCGTCCTGAAGCTGCTGCTTCACCTGCTCCGCATAGGCGTAGTCGTATACCAGCATTTGATCCGCATCCGTCAGCCCGCCCTCGCGCAGTTCGCAGCTTGCGCAAAGATAGTCGTAGACCCGGCGTGCCCTTTCGTCGTTAATCCGGCTGAAATGCTGCTCTTTCATGGCTGCATTCATTCTGCACATGCCTCCTATATCTTGATAATCCGCATCCGTGTTTTTCCCGCTGTGATTTGTTTGGCCTGCTCGCCTTTTTCTGGATGTCTTTTATTATGGCACTCGCTGCACAAGCTGATAAGATTCTCCAAGCACAGTTCAAGATCTGGGCGGGTCTCACGCGAAAGAATGTGATGCACCATGTCCGCCCCGCGCGGTTTCTTCCCGTATCCTGCCCGGAATCGCGCCATGCAGTCCTGGCACATGCCGCCGTCGCGCACTAATGCGGCTTTTCGCGCTTTCTTCCACGCTTCGCTGTGATAGAATGGGTCGCTGGGCTTGTAGTGTTTCATGCTACACCTCCGGGGAACGAAAAAGAGGGCAGCGGCTTTGTGCCTCTGTCCTCTCTCTTGCTTTGCTGCATTCTAATCATATCACAGGTCAAGCGCTTTTGGTAGTCTATTGGGTGAAGGTCAATGAAGGTCAATATATATCTACCGCAGCACTATGTATTTGAAGCGCAGCGGTGTGTATATCTACTGTTGGGCTATGTTTTGGTATGCGTATGCGCTGCGCTTTGGATTCACACGGGCGGCGCGTCCCGTTCCTGCCATTTCGGCAGGTCAGCGCTGTTGAAGTTGCTGCCATTGCTGCCGTCCTTGTCCCCGCGCAGATACCAGCCCGGCAGCGTTGCGTCAATTTGCGCGCTGTCCATCTCTGCCAGCAGCTTCAGCGCTTCGGCCTTTTTTGCCCGCACCGTCCCGGCTTGATACCCACACGCGGCGGCGATGGCTGCGGCGGTTTCGCCCCCTCCACAAAAAAGGGTGAGAACGGCGTTGCTTTT